GCTTGGTAGGTCATGCCGAGCGGTAAGGCGAGTAGGGCATTGGTGAGGAACAGGGTCGCGACGCCTCGCGCGGTTTCGCGTTTCGCTCGGTGGATGGGGTGTTTCATGCGGTTACCCGCGTGCTGGCTTGGCGGGCTGCGGTGTTGATCCGGGCGGCGAAGTCCCGGGAGATGCTGGGGAATGAGGGCCCTGCTTTGAGTACCCATTGGAAACCGGGACCGTCGATGGTGACCCATACCTCGCGGGTATCGACTTTCTTCTTGCCTTTGTAGGCGACGTTGCCGGCGGTGTCCACGGTGGCTGTTACCCCGGCGATGGGTACGATTTCGGGGACGCCGAGCAGGGCTGGCATGCGGATGATCCGGTCTCGGTAGACGTGCACGTGGCGCAGGCTGGTGACCCGTTCGGTTTGGTGCGCTTCCATCCACTGTTTGACGGTGGCGCGGGCGTTGCGGGTTTGGGCGCGTTGGGCGATGCGTTCCTGTTTGTTGTTGAACTTCATCGTGGGTGCCTCTCTCGTGCCTAGCGGTCGTTTCGGTTGGTCACTGGAAGTATCGGCGTCCCATGCCTGTAATTACTCACTGTGAGCTGTGAGTGTCCTGGGAGTCTCCTGCGGGTGGAAGGGGACTGTGGGTGCTTGCCGACGTTCACACTCCCGGTTCCCCGGGCTGGTGGCTGATCCGTCTGGGTCAGCGGCTCGCCGTGGACGGTCCCCGGTTCGACACGCTCGACGCCTACTGGCGTGGTGAGCATCCGCTGCCGTTCGGGAACCGGAAGATGCGGGAGGCGTACCGCCGGTTCCAGCAGCAAGCGAAAACGAACTTCTGCAAACTGGTTGCTGAGTCGGTGTGTGAGCGGTTGAAAGTCACGGGGTTCCGCACCGGTGGGGACGGCTCCGACACCCTGGATAAGCAGGCGTGGGGCTGGTGGCAGGCCAACCATTTGGACGCGGACTCGGGTTTGGTGCACCGCGCGGCGGTGGTCATGTCCCGCGCCTACGTCATCGTCGGTGAGGACCCGGATAAGCCCGGTCAGCCGCTGGTCACCGTGGAGGACCCTCGGCAGGTCATCCACGAGTCGTCGCCCACGAACCGGCGCAGGTTGTTGGCGGCGATGAAAACGTGGTGGGACGACATTCAGCGCCGGCAGTGCGCTGTCGTCTACCTCCCTGGGTCGTTGCACTACTACCGCTCCCAGCAGCAGTCCCAGGGGGAGGACCGGCTGGTGCAGCCGTGGGCGTCGCAGCAGTGGGAACCCGACGTCGATGAGGCCCCTGACGGTGCTGCGGTGAACCCGTTGGGGCAGGTGCCGGTGGTGCCGTTCCTGAACTGCCCCGGTCTCGGCGGGAACACTTTGGGTGAGTTCGAGGACGTGTTGCCGGTGCAGGACCGGATCAACACCGAAGTCTTGGACCGCATGGTCATCTCCGCGATGCAGGCCTATCGGCAACGGTGGGCTGTCGGCGTCGATTTGACTGATGAGAATGGGCAACCCGCTGGCGGTTTCGACCCGGGTGCTGATTTGTTGTGGAACGTCGCTGATGATTCCGCGAAGTTCGGTGAGTTTTCCCCCGTTGACCTCTCCGGTGTGTTGGCCGCGGTGGAGGCTGATGTGCAGCATTTGGCGGCGATTACTCGCACCCCGCCGCATTATTTGCTCGGGTCCATGGTCAATTTGAGTGGGGATGCCCTCGCGGCCGCGGAGACCGGTTTGACCAGCAAAGTCGCGGAGCGTTCCCAGGAGTTCGGTGAGTCCTGGGAGATGGTGTACCAGCTCGCCGGGTTGGTGCAAGGTCATCAGGTTCCAGACGACTGCGAGGTCATCTGGCAGAACCCGCAGTTCCGCACATTGACGGAGCTGGCTGCGGCGTCGGTGCAGTTGGTGACTGCGGGGGTGCCGTGGCGTACCCGTATGGAGTTGCTTGATTTCACCCCATCTCAGATTGATCGGATGGAGACCGAGCGCACCCAGGACGCGATGATGGACGCCCTCCTCGGTCCTCAAGCGCCGGCCACGGCGCCGCCGGGTCCTCCGGGTGGGGCGGCTGCACCGCTGTCCGCAGCAGCTCGAGCTGAGCAGCCCATCGGTTCCCGCGGCGGCACCACCGGCCAGTGACCGCCCCCGGAACAACTGTCGCCGGGTCGGCGGCTCCTGCGGTGGTGACCGCCGCCGCGTACACGACAGCCACCCAGGCGCTGCGGCAGCGAGTGACGACGCTGGCGCAAACACTGTTCGGGGCGCAGGGCTACCGAGATCAGGGCGCCGCGGCCTACGTCACGACGATGGCCCCGCTTGCTGATGCGGCGCAGCGAACCATGGCGTCCCTGACCGACGCGTACCTCACCGCGCAGATCGCAGCAGCAACCGGGCAGCCGATCGCACCGACCGGTATCCCCGCGGCGCTCGTCACCGGAGCTGGGATACGCGGCGTCGCTCCGGCCACTGTCCTGCGACGTCCCTACGTCCAAGTCTGGACGGACCTCTCCAAAGGCAAAACACTTCAGCAGGCCGTGAACGCTGGCCGGGCCCGCGCCGAGTCCATCGCCGTCACCAACCTGCAACTCGCGAAAACCAAAGCCGCGCAACACGTCCTCACCCGATCCCCCACGAAAGTCATCGGCTACAGGCGAGAACTCGGCCTGGACCCGCGCCATTGCGCTCTGTGCTTGCTCACCTCGAGCCGGATCTACCACAAAGCCGACCTCCTGCCGCTCCATCCGGGTTGTTATTGCACGCCTGTGCCCGTGATCCGTGGCGAAACGGTCCCCAAGCTTGATCCGGCGCAGGTGCACGACACGATCCGCCGCGATCTCGGCGACAAATACGTCCAAGCCGCCGGCCACGGTCCGGTGGATTACCGACAAATCGTCATCACGCACGAGCATTCGGAACTTGGACCGGTTTTAGCGGTGAGAGGTCAGCATTTCACCGGACCATCTGACATCCCAGGAGGCTGAAACCGTGGGCAACCATAGCGCCGACCAGCGTCGACAACTCCTCAAACAGGGCAAAGCAATGTCTGATCCCGACGGTGGCCCGCCACGGTTCCCCATCGCTGACGCTTCGGACCTCGATTCCGCGATCCACCTCGCGAGAACACCCGAGGAGCGCCGCTTCGTCTATAAGCGGGCGCAGCAGATGAACATGCTCGGGAAGATCCCGTCGAATTGGAAGTCAGATGGGACTCTTCGTGACGACAGTTCCTCCTAAGTAACACCTCACAGCTTTTCACCCGCATGTCAGCGGGTGAATGCGCGACGGCGGCGCTCAACAGCCGGTCATGCCGACGGGCTCACGGAGAAACAACAATGTCAGACAACGACGCCCCCGACCAGGGCGGAACAACGGAACCCCAAAACAACACCCCCGACAACAGCGACGAGCCACGCGACCAAACCCACCCAGGGCACGACGCTGACGACCAGGGACAAGACCAGCGGGAACCGGACCAGAAAAACACCGGCAAAACATTCACTCAAGCCGACGTGGACAAACTCATCGCTGACCGCGTCGCCAGGGAGCGCAAAAAATACGCCGGGCACGACGACCTGAAACGCAAAGCCTCCGAGTTCGACAAGCTCGAAGACGCCAAAAAGAGCGAAGCGCAGAAACTTAACGACCAGCTCGCGGCGGCGCAAGTCGAACTCCAAGGCTACCGGGTCGCCGAGATCAGACGCAACGCCGCCGTCGAGGCGGGACTCGACCAGAGACACGCCGAGTTCATCACCGCAGCTGACGCAGAACAAGCCCTAGAGCAAGCCAAACGGCTCGCTGAGGCATTCAAACCGGCCACCACGCAACCAGGACGGCCGGACCTCAAACAAGGCGCCCGCCCCCAAGCGCAGCAAACCATGTCCAGAGACGACCTGCTGCGGGGTCTCGCGGGCTACCGGCGCTAACCCCAGCAGCTAACCAGGCACACAGGCCCGGTCCTTCGCTGCGCACTTTTTACAGATAAGGAGCTGGGCCAGCCATGGCCACGTACAACACTGGAATTAACCGAGGCAACCCACCGTACGGCACCGATCCGCTCGTTCCCGAGCCGTTGTCTGAGGACATCATTCAGATGCTTCCCCAGCAGTCCGCTGTGCTGAAAATGGCGCGGCAGGTGCCCATGTCAACGCGCACCAACCGCCTGCCCGTGCTTGACGTCCTGCCAGTAGCTTACTTCGTGACCGGCGACTCGGGCTTGAAACAAACCACGAACATGGCGTGGAAAAATGTAACGTTAGTGGCCGAGGAATTGGCTGCTATCGTGCCGATCCCCGACGCGTATTTGTCGGACACGAACATTCCGTTGTGGGATGAGGTTCGGCCTCGGATGGTTGAGGCGCTCGCTCGCGCGATTGACGCGGCGTGTTTGTTCGGGACGAACATTCCGTCGACGTGGTCGAGTGCGATCATTCCGCAGGCGATCGCGGTGGGGAACACCGTCGCGGATACGAACAACGACGTGCCAGCGTCGGTCGCGTCGTTGGCTGAGAAGATCTCCCTGGATGGCTACACTAACCTTAACGGTTGGCTTATTCGGCCTGGGTTTAAGTGGCGCCTGCTGCGGGTTCGGTCTTCCGGTTCTGGTGT